GTCCTTGAACGTGATGTTGGGCTCGTTGAGCAGCTGTGCGTAACCGATTTTGGTGGCGTTGGCGTAGCTGCTGTAAGCCGTGTTTGACGTGATGATGTCGGTGTGCAGTGCCACCTCATCGCCTGTCGCGTAACTCGCATCGACCGTCCCGCCTGGCGCACTGGTTGAATTGCGACGCGCTACGACCATGTACATGTCGGGTTTTCTCGGCCCTCCGTGCGAGACCTCGACCGCGCCCGTTAGGGCGGGCATCGACTGCACGCTGGACTCATATCGCGTGATGCTGCCGCCGATGCGCAGGTTGCCGCTGCCGGCAGCCAAATTGAGGGTGTTGGTGACCGTCACGCCCGCGGCTGCTGTTTTCTCCGTGATCGTGTCAGTCCTGACCTCGTCGACCTGCACGTCGTTGTCCTGGAGCAGCACGCCATCGATGGTGACGCCGGCTGCGGACGTCTTCTCGCTGATCGTGTCCGTGACAACCGACGTGTTCGCTGTCACGGTCGTCGCTGTCACGGCGGTGAGCGCCAGCGTGCCGGGCACCGGATCAAGCTGGAACTGCGTGCCGTCGTAGGTGATGGCCACCGTGCTGCCGCTGACGATGTCGCCGCTGACGAGCGCCGTCGTGCCCTGCTTGGTGATGGCCTTGGCACCGATGCTGTTGATGTTGATCGTCACCGCGCCCGTGTTGTTGCCAGCCGCGACGAAACGGAACGTCTGCCCGGCGGCGTAGGCGGTCAGCCCGGACACCGAGGCGGTGATGGTGTTGGTGCCAGCGACCGAGGTCAGGTAGGTGGCGGCACTGTCCTGCACCTGCCCGAGCGCGGCATACTGGTCGCGCGCGGTGGCGTTGCCGACGCCCGTGTGCTTGTTGCCGGCCATCGGCTGGTTGCCGGTCATCGTCGTCTGGCCGTCCTTGCTCAGCGACTGCGTGAGCGCGCTGGCCACGTCGGTGAACGTGTTGTTGGCCCAAGTGCTGCTGACTGTCGTGCCGGTGACGACCGGGTTCCCGGCCGGAAGGGTGTAGGTGCCTGATCCGTCGCGTGCCATGCGGGCTCCTGAAACGGCAAATGCCGACGGGTGCTATCCTGTCGGCATGGATTGGGAAACTGTCTTGCGTGCCGCAGCCTCGGCCGTCGGCGTGGTGATGTATTCGCTTCTGTTACAGGCGTGGGGCAAACGCCGCGCCGCCAAGCGGGCCGGCCAGACTGAGCGCCCGGGCGAGCTGGGCCGCCGCCTCGGGCGTCAGTGGGGCCGCGCGTGTCGGCATCTGCTGATTGATCGCGTTCGCAAGCGTCTGTGAGCGCGCCAGCGGCGTCAGCACGGCCTGCACGGTCGCCTTCGCCGGACCCACGGCGCTGCGCATCAGTGGGATCTGCTGCAGCAGGTTGAGCACGGCGCCGGCAGTGTTGGACGTGTTGACCGCGGCAGCGCCCGGCGTCTGGTTGATGTAGCCACCCACGCGGGCGATGCGCTGCAGTTGATCCGCAGACTGCTTACCGAACACCGCCTCCAGCCGTTCCGGCCCCAGCTTGGTCAGTGCAGTCTGGAACCTCGAGGGCGTGAACAGCGCGTCGCCCGCCGGGTTCGCACCGAATGCCTGCGTCTGCAGCCAGTCGGCCACCTGCTTGGCCGCCTGCTGCTGTTCCTCCGGCCCGAGCAGTTTCATCAGCCGCTGCACCTCGTCGACCTTGCCGCCGGTCACGTATTGGGTGACGAAGCGCTCCGGCGTGATCTCGCCTTCCGCAGCGGCCTTGAGGGCAGGCACGGCATCCTGCAGGTTGAACCGGCGCCGGGCGGCGGTACGGGCGACGTCGAACGCGGCTTTGGCGGCCGAGCCGGCAGCGTCCTCGATGGGTGCGTTGTTCAGCGCCGTGCGCACCTGACCGATGGCCAGCGCCTCCGCGCTGCTGGCGCCGCGCTGCGCTGCGCTCAGCACCTTGTCCATCTGCACGAGGTTGTTGACGTCCAGCGGGATCTTGCCGCTGCTGACGTCGTTCAGCAGGGTGCGGATGGGCGTCGGCAGGGATGAACCGAGCATCTGGCTGTCGAGCGCGTTGTTGGCGGCCTCCGAGAACGCCTTGACGTTGACCGGCGCATATCGACCCTGCGTATCCCGGGCGGCGTCGTACAGCGCGTTGATGCGCGTCTGCAGCGCCTCGTCGATGCCCTTGAGCCGCGTGGCCGCCGAGCGCCCGGCTTCGTAGGGCGAGGTGGCGCCGCTGGCTTGCTCTTGCAGCAGTTGGGCCAGCCGGCGGTTCTGCTCGTTGAGCCGCATCATGATGGGCTCGCCGACGCCCTCGACGCCGCGCAGGTTGCGCTCTCGGGCAAACTGCGCCGGGTCGCGCGTGACCTGCCCGCGCAGGGACGGCACACCTAGGGCGTCGAAGTCCTGCTGACGCAGGGCGGCGACGACGTCGAGTTGCTGCCCCTTGTCGGCTGCCTGCTGGGCCATGTCGCGCAGCCGCTCCAGCTGCATTACGCTGAGCTTGCCCGGGTCGATGCCCTCTTGCTTCAGCGTCACCTGGATCTCGGGCATCTCCAGCAGCCGGTCGGCAGACATGCGCTCCCGGCCGCGCAGTGCGGTCGCCAGTCGATTGCCGAGCGCGTTGGTTACCGGTGCCAGCACGCCGCCGATGACCGCGCCTGTGCCGCCCTGCAGGGCCTTGCTGGTCCAGAACCCGTCGTCAGGGTCGGCAACCGGCTGCAGCACGCCGCCGACCGCGCCACCGGCCGCACCCGTGCGCGCGGCAGCCCCGGCAGTGGAGCCCGGTGCCAGCGGCAGCACGCGCGCGACGGCAAGGTTGGCCGGGCTGACGATGTTGCCCACCACCCGGGCACCGTCAAAGCCGGTCTGTCCGGTCGCCTCGCGCGCGGCCTGGTAGTCGGCTTCGGCCTGGTTGTTCATGCCGGTCACGCGCCGGGCCTCGGAACCGAAATATTCGCTGACAGGATTCGGCGCCAGACCGAACAGGCCGGTCACCGCCTGCAGGCCCTTGGGCAGCAGCTGCGCGCCTGCGTCGATGGGATCTCGAGCGCCCTGCACGATCCGCATGGGCGTCGATGCGCGGATCTTCTGATCGACGGTAGCTGGCGCTGCGGCCGGCTTGGTCTCGGCCTGCAGCCGGCGCAGTTCCTCCAGCAATTCGCGGTCGGTCATTTCTGGCCTCGCTTCAGTTGCTCGATGCGGCGTTGCAGTTCGGCGCGCTCCTCCGGCGTCAGCGGCTTGTCACCGCCGGTAGCCGGCGCCGGGCTTGGGCTCGGCGGCACGGTCGCGCCCGCCATGTCGCGCATGCCGCCGATGGCTATCTGCCGTGCCTGCGCCTTCTGCGCGATGACCTCGGGAGAATCTCCCGGCATGGGAAAGTAGGTGCGGATCTCGTCAACCATTTCCTTGGCACCAATCACCGCGCCGGACTCCTTCCGCAGCTTGGCGCGGACCCAGTCTTCCTGCGCCTGCCGGAATCGCTGCTGCTCGACCGACATGGTCTTGCGCCGGGCGTAGTCGCCGATGAGCGGCAGTGCACCGACGGCTTCGGTGACCTCGGTAGGCACGCCCTTCGGCCCGACCTCGGCCATGATCGCCTCAGCGGCCTGCATCCGGTCGAAGTAGCCCTTGGCCGCGCGCTCGTACTCGGCCGGCTTGGCCGATGCCGGTGCGGCCTTGCCGACCGCCTGATCCTTGCGCACGAAACGCACGCCGGTCGGGCTGCTCGGGTCGGCCACCGCCGTTGGCTCGGCGCCGAACGTCACCAGCGGATTGGGGTTGAACGCGGAACCGCGGGCAACCTCGACAGGCTGACCGTTGCGGATCTCGAACGTCACTTCTTCGTCGCCCTGGCGCTGCGTAAACCTGCCCGCGAGGGGCTGGTTGGTCTGACGGTCGTAGACCACGCCGCCGGCTGTGAACGTGCGGTCCTTCGGCGCACCGCGGGCGATCACCTCGCCGCGACGGTCGACCGCTGTGCCGCCCTCGGGCAGGATCAGCGGCTTGTCCTTGTCCAGTTCCCGCTGAATCTGCAACTGCTGCAGGCCGAGCATCATCTGCGTGACCTGTGCCGGCGTCATGGCACCCGACTCCAGTTGGTCAGCAAGTTGCCGCTTGTACGCCGTGATCGGGTCATCCGGCTGCGGTGCTGCCTGCGGCTGCGGCTTGCCATACACGTTGACCGGCGCAACATTGATGTCCAGCACGCCCTCACGCGCCGGGTCGCGCGCATACGCTGGCCTGTTCGTCCCACCCTGGAACGGCGGCGGCGTGCGGTTGACCTCGGCGTCGACCTCAAACTCCTCGGCCGGCACGGAGCCGACGGCAGGCTCGCCACGCAGCAGACGCGCCAGCGCTGTCCGGCGGCCAGTGCCCAGCTCCTGAATGCGGTCGTCCACCTTGCGCTGCTGGTAGGCCCCGATGCCGGTCTGCAGCAGCTTGGCCAGCCCCTCGAGCGGGCTGACGGGAGTCACGAAGCGCCCGGCCTGCCGGTTGCTGGTTTCGATGGGCTGCGCACCCTGCGCCATCAGCATCTCGGCCATCTGCCGCTGACGCATCAGGCGCAGCGCCTCGGGATCTTCGGGCAGCAGCGTGCTGCCCACGCCGGGGAGGAAGTTCTGCATCACACGGGCCTCATCATTGCGCCCTGCAACCCGGCACCGCCTAGGCTGAACAGCCCCGACAGCAGCGCGTTGCGCGCGCCCATCTGCTGGTTGTAGATGTCGGTGGCAAACCCGGCCGCGTCGGCGTTGGCCTGATAGATCGGCGCTGCGGCCGCGCTGGCACCCTGGAAGCCCTGGAACTGCGGTGCCTGCACCTGGGCACCCGTGCGCAGCGCGTTGAACTCGTTCAGCGGCTGGTTGCGCATGGTGAGCGCCTGTGACAGCAACTGCGGCTGGAGCCGGATGCCTTGCAGCACCGCCTGCATCTGCGCGTCGTTGCGGGCGTTGTTGAAGTCGGTCATCGCGTTGCTGTACGCCTCACCGCCCGGCGCCAGCCCCTGGTTGGCGAGTTGCGTGCGCAGCCCGGCCTCCTGCCGGTCCATCAACGGCGTGAGCCGGCTCATGATGCTGTCCTGCGCGGCCTGCTGCAGGGCGTTGTTGCTGTCGAATTCAAACGGCCCGGCGAACGCCTCGTTGACCCGCCCGAGACTGCCCTCCGCCGCGGTGCCCATGGCGGCAGAGAGCCGCTGCTGCGAGTCCCATGCCTGCTGGCCGAGCGGCGTCAGTTCGGTGTCCACAAACGGGATGGCCGCGTCGCCCGTGCGCTGGCCCGTCCAGTCGATGCGCTGCGTCCCGTAGGGATTGCTGAAAAACGGGTTGCTCAGCTTGGCGTTGAACAGGGCAGTTGATCGGTTCTCGCGCCCCTGCTGCGCGGCGGCGTCGTTGTAATTGGGGGCTTGTGGCGGCGCTGGCGTGTCGAACGGATTGCCAATGTCGAACAAACCGCGAGTGCCCTCTACAAATGATCCCACCGGACCCATGATGGTGCCCTTCAGCGCACCTGTCACACCACTGCCGATTCGCTTCAGAAAATTCGCCATGCGTCCCTCCTACAGGATGCCGCCCTGCTCGAAAACGTAGTCCGTCGAGATCCAGCTGACTTCGTAGCCCTGCCCGTCGTAGCGCAGCCGGGTGGACGCCGTGAACCCAACGCCACGCAACCCCTGCCACTGCCGATAGATGGTCTGCTGCCCGCCCCACACGCTGCTGTCCCAGGTGCCCGAGTCCCAGCCGCCACCGGCTACGGCCGCGCTGCTGACCACGCCGAGCGGGGCGTTGTCCTGAAAATCGATGTTGATGCCGATGCTCAGCGGCGGGCGGCCAGTGCTGGCGACGATGGGCCGCGCCATGGTCCAGCGCTTCTGCCGGCGGGAGTCGAAGTAGTTGAAGGCGCTCTGGCAGTCGGCGGCGATGTTGGTGCCCATGTCCGCCAGACCGCTCCAGGCTTTCACGACCTTGGTCGAGGTGGCGTAGTAGATCTCGCCGTTGTGGTATTCCCAGCAGGCCGCGTTCCAGCCCGAGAACCGCGCCCACGCGCCGTGCAGCAGGTTCATCGCGTATTGCTGGCTCACCGTCGTGCTGTTGGGCACGTTGAGCAGCATCATGTTTGCTTCGGGGTACAGCACCAGTTGCCAGCCGGTGACGGTGGCGTAGAGGGTCGCGGCCTCGGTCATGGCGAGCTGGATGCGGTCGGTCAGCGCCACACGGGGATTGACCCGGCTGGACTGCAGCGCGCGCGACAGCGGTAGCACGCCGTCGGTCGAGATCAGCAGCAGGTCGCCGGCTAGCTTGCCAAAACAGCGCCGTCCGATGGGTCTACCTACATCCCAGCGCCCCACCAGTGCAAACGTAGTTGCACTGGCGGGGTCTGTGCCCTTGTAGACCAGTACCTCGCCCTCGGAGGTGACGAACACCAGGTGGTCGTCTATGCCGTCGCCCGCGTCGATGGTCCAGCTGCCGATGGCCATCAGGAATCCACCGCGCCGGCACTGCGCCGACAGGTCCACGGCAGCCGCTGCGCCACCCACCGCACCGGTCGGCAGGTACCACGCCTTCAGGGTGTTCTTCTCGACGAACCACACGCGGTTCTTCCACATGGCGAGGTGGATCAGGTTCGTGGTCGTCACGTTGGTGATGCTGGGCGTGCTGGCGCCGTCGATCTCGGTCCAGGTCGTGCCGTTGTAGAGCCGCGGCTTGTCGACCCCGTTGACGATGTACAGGTACGACCCGCCTGAGGTGGTGACGTTGAGGTGCTGCCAATAGTCGTTGGTGATCGTCCCGGCCGACTCTGCGCTGCCTACGGTGCCCGCCGAGGTCACGTCGTAGAGGTTGTTGTTGGTCGCGGCGAACAGCTTCTTTGTGCCGGCCGGGGTGCTGTAGCTCATCAGCGACTGCGGCGTGCCGGTCATGCCGGTGACGTGGTTGGCGGCGCCGTTGCGGACGTTGACGCTGGTCGGTGTCGGCCACCAGTTGTCGAGCACCACGGCCTCGTCCGGGTTCATGGCCGCGAGCGGATCTCGCGCATTCCATCCCTGGATGGGTGATGACACCGTCTGCCCGACGCTGACGGCCGGGCGCAGTTTGCGGGGCAGGGCCAGCATCAGGGCGTCAGCGTCCAGGAGCCGTCGGGCACGTTCTGCATACCCAACAGCGGGTCGATGATCTGCGGTCCGAGCGACAACTTAGGCGCGGCCTGATCGTGGCTCTTGCACAACTCCAGCCGCTCAATGAACTCGGTCTGCACGATGGTCGAGTCCAGCCCCTTGGCGGCGAGGTATTTGGACTTCAGCAGCGCCACCATGAGCCGGTCGTCGTAGCGGTGCTGGTCGTCGTCGGCGGTGAAGCGCGACTTGTAGGTGATGCCGTCGGCCGCGACGATCCAGTTGCGGCTGACGTACTCGAAGCTGTAGGTGAACCCGACCCGCGGCGACGGGTAGGTGGTGAACTGGTTGCCGAGGATGCGGAACCGGTAGCGCGGCACCGAGGCGATCATCTGCCCCTTCAGCCACGCCCAAGTCTGGCTGCTGGCCGGGCCGATGCCGGGCCAGCGGCTGGTGCGGTCCCACTGCGTGTCGTTGACCAGCCGGTCGTAGTCGGACGGCAGCGCGTACTGCGACGCGGTCGTCGTGACGAACGTGTACTCGTTGAGCAGGAACTGCCACTCCCACGCCTTGACGAGGTCGGCCCCTGCTGCGTTGGCCAGGGCGAGCAGTTGCCGCACGTCCTGATCCTGCGAGGACACGACTACCGCCGGACTGTTGAGCGACAGTTCCGTGGCCGCGTCCTGCACCAACTGCAGCAGGGTGGCCATCAGGCGGCTTCCTTGCGGGGACGGCCGGGGCCGCGTTTGTCATCGACGGCGCTGGCCAGCCGGGCGATCTGCTCCTGCAGTTCGGCAATCTGCTGATCGCGCCGGGCCAGTTCCGTGGCCTGCTGCTGGGCCAGCGCCGAGTTGGTCGCGCTCTCGAGATACGCCTTGGCGGTCGTGCGCAGCCCGAATCCGCCCATGCCGATGCGCTGCAGTTGCTGGTCGGAAGCGTTGGCGATCTGCTCGACTGTGTAGAACTTCAGCGCGCGCAGCTCCTCGACCTGGGAGCGCGACAGCGCCGGCCACGTGCTGATCGGCGTGCCGGACAACTCCTCGCGCCCGGCCTGCTGCGCCTCGAATGCCTGCCACTGCCGCGGGAAGCGGCGCTTGTCGCCGTCCCACGCCTCGCGCTCGACGACGGTCAGCATGTCGCCCGGCGCCTGAATGCGCACGTGGGTGACGTCGTCGAAGATCGGGCGCCCGGCCTGCTCCGACTTGTGGTTGTTGCGCACCGGGGCCATGTAGAACTCGACGAACAGGGTCTCGTCGCCGTTACTCGGGCCGGGCTGATTGATGATCTGCATGTGCCTCCACGCGCATGTCGCGTCCTGGTTTGTGAAACACGGGCGGCAGCGCCCGCACGTTGAAGAAGCCGGCCTGACGGCACAGCGCCACCAGTTCGGCCGAGGAATAGCACCAGCGGTGCGTCATGAGTTCCGACTGGTAGCGGTAGTCGCCAAACAGCCCGCGCATCATGTCGTCGCGGTTGGCCAGCGCCAGCACCTTGTCGAGGTCCGGGCACTCCAGCACTAGCAGCCCGCCGTTGGTCAGATTGGCGTGCCAGCGCTTGAGCACGTCCAGCACCTCGTAGCGATAGAGGTGCTCGATCACGTGGATGGCGTGAATCTCGCTGGCCTCGTAGCCCTCGATGAGCCGGATGTCAGCCTGCACGTCGCCGCTGTCATCGGCGTCGATGTTGATGAAGCCGGGCCAGTAGTAGTGGCCGCAGCCTAGATGGAGCCGAGGAAGTCTCGCCATTGCTCGCCAATGCGTTCCGGGGCGAAGTGCTCGCGCACGTGTCGCTGCCCGTCTGCCACGATGCCGTTGAGGTCCACGCGGCACGATGCCCAGCGCATGCCGGTCGGGTAGCTGCCCACCCATGCCCACTGCCGCAGCGGCCGGTAGGCCGGGATGTCCGAGGCGATCACGAAGCAGCCCTCGTGAATGGCTTGGGCGACGCGGTTGGCGCTCTTGAACCGGGTCGTCGCCGGCACCAGAACTTTGCCCGCGGCCTCGTACACCCACGCCTGCATCTCGAGCGACCACGGCAGCGTGTCGGGTGTGTCGTTGGTGCACACCACCACGGGCACGCGCAGCTTGCGCAGCCAGTCGTCCAGCGCGCGCAGGTTGGACCGGTGGCCGATCCAGGCAATCATCTCGGCGTCCGCATGCGGTGCACCGCCCGGCCCTTCTATCGGGTCCGGGATCACCGTCGCCGTCGGGTGGAGCTCCAGCAGTGCCTCGCTGCTCACGACGATGCGGTCGGCGTAGCGCAGGATCTCGCTGTAATCGTGCGGGTCGCAGATGTCGACCACCACGGCCGCGTTGCCCTTGCACTGCCGGGCCACGTCGATGTCGGCCTTGACCGGCTTGCTGAACACAACGACATCGGCCTCGCCATCGTTGATGCTGGCGCCGAGGTGCTTGGCCGGGATCTCGGTGCGCAGGCGATAGCTCGCCATGGTCGGCCCACCGCGGTGGACGAAAGCTATTCTTTGATGCCGCACACGTAGGCCAATTCGCTCACGCCGCAACTGCGCTTCGTGCCGTCTTGCCCTTGCAGGGCAAATCCTTGGCGCCACGGCTGGTCAGTCAGAAACTCGCCGTCGTGGGTCGACGCATACGCCTCGTCCACCCAACGCACGCCGTCAAACAGCGCCTTCAGCCCGTCGCACGAGAACCGGCAGTAATCGTTCGGGTAGTTGTGGCGCCGCCAGATCCACGGCGTTGACGCGATCAACACGCCGCCCGGCCGCAAGGCATCCAGCACGTTCTGCGCGACCACCCACGGCTTGGCCGTGTGCTCCAGCACGTTGCAGCAGATGACGCCGTCGAACTGACGCCCGATGGGGTGCATCATGTCGTGCACCAGATCGACCCCGTCTCCGGCTTCCATGTCGATGCCGAAACGGTTGTCGATCACGCCGTCGAGGTCCATGCCCCACTTGCCATGCTTCTTGCTGCCGATCTCCAGCGTCTGACCGCGAAACAGGTGCGCGTGACGCTTGATGAACAGCAGATCGTTTGGATGCGACACTACGCTGCTGCCCTCATCTTGGTCCACTCCCGATGAATGGCTGCGAGCAGCCCGTCGCCGTGGACGGCGAATTCCACTCCGCGGATCAGCGCCAGCAGATCGCGGAAATCCTGTGCCTGCAGGGCCATGGCACCGTTGGTCTTCCACCAGCGGTCGCCACACTTGACCTGCAGCGTCTTGTGCGGCTCCACCGCCTCGCCGGTCACGCGCTTGACGTTGTCGTCAGTGATGCACGAGTCGAAGCCGTACATGCTGAAGCGCCGGAAGCCCCAGGCGTAGCCCACGGTGATCGCACGCAGGCCGGAGGTGCTGCCACCGGTCAGCAGCGGTCGGCCTTTCAACTCTGGCACCGGCTCCTTGCCGTCCCAGGTGTGGAACATCTGCACCTGCTTGCCCTGCAACTGGTCGAACTGCTCGGGGCTGCAGCGGCTGGCCAGCAGGAACAGCGTGGCCTGCTGCGGCGACTTCAATGCGCGCAGACGGGCCTCGAGGTTGAAGTAGGCGTCGGGCACGATGCCGCGCTCGACGAGGTAGTCGTATGCGCCCTTGACGGCGCAAATGGTCCTGCGCTGCTGCTGCTCGCGGCGGATGTCCTCCACGAACTGCGGCAGCGACGGCCCGCTGCCCACGATGACGAAGGTGCCGTCGTGGACAACGGGACCGACACTGACCTCCGGCAACCCGCGGGCAAGGGCCGACACGATGTTGGAGCGCAGCTCCTCGTCCGAGCCGTATGCGCCGATGCCCTGCAGGTTGAGGAGTTGCATCAGGCGCTGACCGGGTTGCCCGACACGATGAACGGCGCGTAAGCCCCGAGCAGCGTGACAGCGGTTGCGTTGCTGATGGTGACGGTGCTGATGACGCCGCCCACAAGACCGCCAGACACGGTGGCGTCATCCAGCGCGCCCGGCGTGGCCGTGGTGTAGAGCGGCACGTTGTCGTCACAGTTCGCGAGCAAGTTCCCGCGGAACGTGCCGCCCACCTGCAGCCACGCGCAGTGTCCCGAGGGCACGGACACCTGTGCCCAGGCGACACGCTTGCTGGTCGCAGATGCGTTGGTCGTCATCATCTGCGCCGTGCCGTCTGCGTAGACCGCGCAGCAGGCAAAGGCAGACAGTTCCGACAGCGCCTTGACGTAGATGGCGTGGCCACCGTCGTTGAGCGGCACCGTGGTGCCCAGCGCGAACGCGGGCGGCACCGACACGCCGTTGAGCGTGTTGGCATCGGTGTCGTTGACGTTCGCGGCCCCGATAAGACTTCCGACAGAGAATCCCATGGTCGCCTCCTTACGGGGTTTCCTTCATCCGCACTTGCAGGCGCGGAGAAGAACAGGTGAGGTTGCCGGCCCAGCCGATGAGCTTGACGATGGCGTCCTGGTTGACCGCCTGACGC